GTTTAATATTAAATCTTGCCACTTCATTGAGTAAAATAAATCAGCGTTTATAGATAAAGTTGTTTGCCCATCTTTAGTGAAATCTAGTGAATCCCCTCTTAACATTGTTTCTTTGAGCTCACCAGAAATATTATGATCCATCAATTGCTGAGCCACTTTCAATCCACCAAGCGTTGTGACATCACTTTTCAAAATAGCTGAACCAGCACCAGTTGGTAGTAATGTAGCAGCGTTAAAACCATCATCATTCATTGTGACGGTTCCAGTAAACAAATTTCCTTCTTCATCACGATAATTAATATTATGAATAAATTCAGCACCTGTGATACTTCCACTCTCTACATTCCCCAATTTGGCAGTAATCGCTGATAACTCACCCACTTTTAAAGCGTTATAATCCAATGGTATCTCTTCCCAGATTATGCCAGTCCACTTAAAAACACCTGTTATAGTAGTTTGTTCTTCATCTATTTTGAACCAGGTATCGTTCAACTTCGGAATAGCTGGCGGTAGCTCCCCATAAAAGGGTTTATTGTTATCACCAGCTTTCATTAATGCATTATTAGCTGTATCTATTGCTGTAACAGCGGAATCTTTTGCATCATTTGCTACTTGTTTTGCATCTGTTGCGTTTGTATTTGCATCATTTGCTGCATTTTCAGCATTACTTGCAATTTGCTGTGCTGTTTCAGCCTTATTACTTGCTATTGTTGCAACTTTATTAGCATTTGTAGATACCTTCGCATTTTCTCTCAATTGATTAATAATCGCAGGTGTAGCTGAATTGACATCAATAAAATCTCCAACTACACAAGTGCTTTTCGACATATCGCTATAACAAATATTTAGTTCAATAACTCTAGCTTGTACTGTCACAGATGGGTTCATTTCCAAATCAATAATCCTTACATAGCTACCTTTCCTTACTCGATGTGCTTCAAATCCGTAAACTTGTTCTAACATCAAAATACTTACTTCGTATTGATATGATGGTGATGATAACTTTCTAAGTTCTAGCGTACCCCATTGTTTTAACGCAGTAGCATTAGTAATATTTTCATTTACCATCTTGGCCATTAAATAACCTGTGCCGCTAGGATTATATTGCTTATTTGCTTCATCGTTAGATATATAATTCAAGCCGCCATTTATAGTAGATATAGTTAGCTGGGTCCCGTCTGCTTGTGTAGCCCCCAAAGGAATAAGAGCGGTTTTTATATTTGTAAATAATGCCTTTCTGGTTATCCCTTTAATACCTACGCCACTTTCTACTCTAACGCCTTCATTTTCACCAAATTCTTTCGCAACTTTACAATAGTATCCTACTATTCTTCCCTGATAAGTTTTTACATAAAATTTCACCTCACAATCAAACGCTGCACAAGCCTGATGCAACGCTTCTTGTGCAGTTACATATCCAGTTAACTCCAAAGTAGCTACTGCTCCAACATTCTCAGTATCTTGCGGAATCCACCCACTTCCTCCGAGTATATAAGTTAATACTGGTCCAATATTGGTATCTGTTAAAACTCGGTCGGGCACAATAACATTATTCAAATCAAATATAAAAACATTCTCACAAACTATTCGCTTTTGAGGCCGAGGACTCTTGTCGTCTCTGATGTCTTGTACTTCTATGATTTTGAATAATATAGTATCGTCGTCTAAATCTTGAAGCATTACATAGTTACCACAAGTTAAATATTTTGAACTTTCATCATCAACAGAAACAGAAAACTCATAAGTTGAATCAAAATCTATGACTTTCTCCGTGTGTGAATCGTTAAAATAATGAGTTCCATTTGTGGAGTCAGCAGATATGGATTTTACAATTTCTTTATTTTCATCTAATATCAATAACATTTAAACACTCCTTTAAAAAGTTCTTGGCCTAACATATACGGTCCAATCTGCCGCTTCAAACGGAGATACATTTAATATTTCTGTTGTACCACCAAATAACTTAAAAAAGTGACTTCCTATCGCTAGATTCTGCATAAAAGGAATGCCATTTTTATAAATTGTTTCTGTTTCAAAATCAAACATTAATTCATCGGATGCATGAGCTATAACTTGCGGAGCTGTGTTTGCAACAATATTTAATTTTTCAACAAGTGTATCTGTGAAAAATAAGTCCCTATTTGGGTCATGTGTGCCTGATGCTGCAGCGTATATATTTAATTGAGCTAATTTTTTTGTGTATTTATTAGCGGTGTCTACAAATACTTTTTTCTTTGTCCAGACAGGCTTTATATTGCTATCAAGTTTGATAATTTCGGCGGTAAATTGATTGCCTATTTTGGTTAGGATAAAGTAACCATAAAAATCTCTGTATTCGTTGTATGCGCCTGTTTGCACCTTTTCTGTCACTGTTTTATATTTCCCATTAACTTTTTTTCTAGTTGAAACTGTTTTGTATGTTTTAGTAACTTTCCCTGCCTCATTAAACAAATCTTTTTCAGGATAATTAGCAACATTTTGATCGCCAATAGATATTTTAACAATATTGACTTCGGTATTTGTGGCATTATCTTTTATTTGAAACGTTGCAATTTTTGCTCCTTTTTCATCAACAAGATACACTTCTAATTTACCTTGTTGCTTTTGTGTTGATGCTATGTTTTGAAGGCGCATTCTTACACGCCAGTTATCCTGCGCTTGGGGAAGAACTACTTTACTCATCGGGCCATGCCACTGTGTTCCAACACCATAATCAGATGCTCGAAATACATTTGCGGTTGAAGTAAAACTTCCATCAATAATTCCATTGTTAGCATCAAGCTGAAATGTTAAATCCGCTTGCTTCATTGGTGTCCAAGTTGAAAGCACGTTCATTGGATCGTTTAATATTATTTCCGATGGTTTAACTGGAGTTTCTCCAGAATCTGGATCAACGCCCTCTCCAATGTATAAGTAATCTTCTTTATTCGATATAGCGATATAAGTGACATCCTGTTTTATAACTGCTCCAATCACAGGGCTGGTAGGTTGTGAACCACGAACTGGTAATTTGTTACTTTCACTAGTTAGCTCAAATTCTTCTTGTTCATAATAAATATACGGGTCTGAACAAACAAAATTCAGCGTTGCCCGTCCGTTATATAAAAGCCTATCTAAGTCTGTAGATCCTTCAAATCGACCATAATACGTCTTTTCAGGCGCATCATCAATTACCAAAGAGCGTTCTTCTGCATCTACCTGCATCAACCAATCAGCGACAGATGTAGCCCGCTCACTTAATTCTTTAAGGTTATCTCCAACAATTTGTATTTCTAATTGTATTCCCCGTTGACCAACATTTGGGCCAAAATAAAAAGCGCCAATACGACCACTGACGCTTTCCGTATTACCTTCGTTTTGTGGGAACAATGGTGGTTTAATGTCAATTATTTCCACATGCTTATCAAATGAATGAATACCTTTGTATGTGAATCCTAAGCTCATAAAATCACTCCTTGTGCTCGATTAGTTCTAATAATACGGTTGTTTTGAATTTCTGTTATAAAGTCGACCGTTTCCTCAGCTACTACGCGACCATCTAACGTTGTTTTATTAACAATTTGAATTGGTTGTACCGTAACTGGGTTTCCGCTTCCTTGCGTTGCTATAGAAGCCCCTGAGTAAGCCGTAATTTCTTTTGTGTTCGGAGTAACTGGGACTGAAATAGCAGGTGATAGACTTGTTAAATGTTTTTGCATTTTATGAGCCGCCAAATCTATAGTATTTAGATTCTTAAGCATTCCGACTCCAATTCCAGCTGGTACTTGTTTACCAACCTCATCACTCATTAGCCGGGAAGGAGAGTGGATTTTTAGCCTTTTTTTGATTGTTGATTCAATTGTTTTAGCTAGTCCATCAGCTTGTTTTGCTAATGGCCCATCCATTTGCTTAAAACCCTGAATAATCCCCGCTACGGTCTGTACACCAAGTTTAGATCCAGCAGTGCGATATTCTTTTGCTTTATCAAGTTCTTTCAACCAAGAAGCGTTCGCATTTGCCAAATCTTTTTTAGCTTTATCGTTCGCCACCTTAACAGCTTTATCCATAGTCGCTTTATCATTTGCAGAAGCATCTAAACCCAGCTTGTTTGCATTAGCATGTTTTTTACTCCACTCCGCTTGGTATTGTTTCAGTTGCGTATCGGACATGCCAGCAATTGCTTTAGTTTGTCCTGTAGCACCTACGCCCATATTGCGTATCTCATCTATAAGCCCTTTACTAACACCGCGTTTTTTCATTTTATCAAGTTGAGCTATAAAATCTCTTTGTTGGGCTGTTTGTGATTTAAGATTTTTAGTTAAATCACTTCCGCTTGCTTTTTCTGTAACAGCAGCATCAAATAATCCAGTCTGATTATATGCGGCTTCTTGATTTGATTTAAGAGCATCGTTATAAGTCTTCTTCGCTTCGTTAATAGATTCCTTAGCTGTTTTATTTATTTTAGCTACGTTATCATAATACTTTTGTGTGCTGCTTTTTATCGACTTATTAAGCTTTGTTTTTTGAGTACTAATTTCTTTATTCGCACTTGCAATATTTAATTTGATTTGTCTTGTTTGCGCCGCATTTAAGCGATATTGCTTATTAATTTGTTTTAATTTATTAATGTACGATTGTGCGCTAATTGCGCCTGTTTTGTAATCTACTTGCACATTTGATATTTTATTACTTACATTTTTCGCATAGCTTGTTTTAGTACCTTTGGCATAATGAGGTACATTACTCAAAGCTTTAGCTGTTTTATCCCCTCGTAGCACTTCGGTACCTCGTGGTAGATTAAGAAGAACGTTACGACCTTTAGGAACAAAACTATTCCCATCCGGGGTGGTAATCATTTCTTCATAGTTGCTTCCATTGGCATCGTTAACTAATGCAGGTCCGCCTTTGTGGTTATTTGTCCCAGTTGCATAACCTACCTCTTGAATTCCGCTTGGACTTTTACCACTCGTTTTGTATGCAATAGAAATTACTTTTTGATTTTTCATGTTGAGCATATCACGCCACGAGTTTATAGCATTGTCAATAGCGTTTTTAGTAGCCTCTGCGTTGGAATTAATAACTAAATCTTTTCTATGGACAGCTATGTTGTTATAGTCGTCGACTGTTCTACTACCTCTATCTATTTTTGATAATAGGTCTCTGTTGTTTGCAAAAAGGTTTTTAAGATTCACCTTTTGTCCGTTATATTGAACAATAACATCTTTACCACTCTGAATTTTATTCCTAACATCATAGTTATTTGCTAAAAGCGTCTTTAAATCTACGTTCGTTCCGTTATAGCTAACTAACATCCCTTTAGAAGAATTCATTTTCTTTATTACATCAGAATTATCAACTACTAAAGTTTTCATTGATGGAGGTAAGTTGTCCCAAACTCCCATGTCTTGCAGAGCTTTTTGTAACGCCAGACTAGTATCTGCATTCGCAATCATACTTTTTTGTTCAGGCTTCAATTTATCCCAAATACCTAAATCTGACAACGCGTTAGCTACATGTATAGAGTCCTCATAACTGACAATTAATTTCTTTTCGTTGAAAGTCATCTTATCCCAGCGACCACTTTCAATAGTTGCTGTTGCAATAGTCTTTTTAGCATCTGTGGTTAATTTTGCTTCTTTCATGATGAATTTAAGATTATTCCAACCATCATCACTTTTAGCTAAATTGGATACGAATTCACCAACATTGTCTCTTATTTCAGAAGTTTTAGGGTCTAATACTAAGTTGTTCCATGCGGTATCTGCCATTTTTGCTCCATCGCCAATTAGCTTGCTGGCTTCGTCAGCTTTGCCCGCTTTTTCTTGTACATCACGTGTAAATTCGTCATAATCTAGTCCCATATCTTTTAATCCGCGTCGGATGTTTTTTCGCGCTACTTCATTACTTACACCTAACTTGTCGTATAACTGTTCTTGCGTTCGTATCCAAGCCGTTACACTAGATCGCACTGTTCTATTCTGATCTCTATCCAGTTGGTTCATTGCATTATTGTATGACGTTTTATCTATTAATTCTTTATCATAAGATTCTTTGAATGCTTTCTTTTGTTTCTTCGTTTCATCTGTTGTTGCTTTTGTGACTTTACCAAGATAGTCAGCTTGTTCAGTGAGTGCTTTTGTGCTTAAATTCTGCACCTCACCATTCATCGCTTTTATCAGCTGTGTTTTCTTTTTGTTGCTTAAGCCTAAACTTTCAATTTGTTCAATCTGCATATCTTTGTAAATATTGTTAACAATTTTCGATTGTTCAGATGTCATCTTGCCAGTTTTAACCGCATGAGATTTATAAATCTTTTCTATTTCTTTATATTGCGAATCTACGTTTGCCTTTCTTTCTTCTGCCCTCTTTTCAGAATCTTTCATGGCGTTGTCTAGTAACGCTTGTACAGCAGGTGAAGCTTCATCATATGCTTTCTTGAAGTCACCCAATGCATCGTCTGTATTCTTCTTAATTTCGTCCGCCATGTTTTTGAAAGCACTGACAATTTTCTCGCTGTCTTCTGTAGCGCCAGTTGCAAAGGTATCTAGTGCAAGCTTACCCTCTGATGCAAACTCATTAAATTTCACCATAGACTTATCTGCCTCGGCGCCAATGTCATAGCCCCACGTTTTCACACGTTCTTTACTTTCTTCAATTTTACTTATATGTTTATCTAGTGCATAAATACCCACACCAAGCAAAGCCGCACCAGCCACCGTAATAACTGCTGGTAAAGCTCCGAAAGAACCAGCTAATCCAGCCGCAGCTAAACTAGTACCTTCCACAGCAGTTGTTGTAGCGCCAAATCCAGCTGCTAAAGGAGCTAATTTACTCCCTAAACCTAAAATCTTACCTAAGCCCGCGAATCCTTTTATTAATCCGCCAGTCATTGATACTAGTTTTCCGCCAATCATTAGCACAGGACCAGTTGCTGCTAAAATTCCAGCCCATTTTATGATACTTTGTTGTTGTGCGCCGGAAAGGTCATTAAATTTATCAATCATTTTGTTAGCCCACTCGATGATTGGAGTGAGGGCAGGCATTAATTTTTGTCCTACGTTCTGTTCTAATACTTCGAGCGAAGCTTTGAATTGATCCACACCAAATTTACCAGCTTTTCGCATATTATCAGCAACTTGTTTAGTATATCCATTTGCTTCATCAGCGCCCTTAGAATATTTACGTAGAGAATCGCCTCCCGCTTCTAAAAGCGTATTAACAGCTGATAAAGGTTCACGTCCGAAAATCATCGTCAAGAAAGAGTTTTTCTGTGTTTTTGTCATTTTCTTTGTTTTATCATTAATATCATCCAAGAGAGTTGGTAAAGTTTTCATATTGCCGTTGTTATCTTCAATTGTTAATCCAACTGCCGACATTGCTTCTGCAGCTGATTTTGAAGGTTTAAGCAAACTTGTAAGCATTCCCCGTAAGCCGGTACCCGCCTTTTGCCCTTCAATACCGCGGTTAGAAAGCAAACCAACAGCTGCTGCTGTATCTGTAAGTGAATATCCTAGCGAATGCGAAATAGGACCGACATAGTTCATTGCTGTTCCCATATCAGAGAATCCAGCCGCTGTTTTATCAGCTACGTAGGTTAGCACGTCAGCAACTTTGTTTGTGTATTCCATCTGCTTATTTGTATCTTTAGAAATCATTCCAAATTGTTCTAATGTTGATGTTGTAACAGACATTACTGTTTCGAAATCATCGCCAGATGCACGAGCAGCATTAAAAATCGCAGGCATAGACGCCATTGTTTGATTAATATCGTAGCCTTTTTTAACCATCTCTTTCATACCGAGCATAGTTTGCTCAGAAGCTACACCATACTTGACACTAGCTTTCTGTGCATAATCAAAAACTTGTGTATAACGATCGCCAAACTCTTTAGCCGATTCACCAGATTCGCGCAATAAAGAGTTAACTTCTGTCACTTCATTATCAAAATCCAGATATGCTTTAGTTGATTTAATCATTCCAGCTACAATTGGCGCCGTAAACCCAACGGTCATCGCGGTTCCAGCTTTTGTTAACTTTTGACCAGACTTTTCAAGCATATTTCCGAATTGTTCAACTTTGACGATAGATGAATCAAGACCTTTAACATTAATGTTTTTCTTATTGATTTTGTCGATATTGTCAGATGCTTTTTGCCCTTTCTTCGCAAAATTATCCATATCCTTATCGATTTTGTTCATCTGGCTTTTATAGCCATTTTCGCGTATTTTTATATCGTAATAAATTTCTCCCGCTTTACTCATATTTTCACCCCTCTTTCAGCTTGCTGTTAGCTCTCAAAGCCTTTTCTAATCCTTCTTCATTAGAAGCAGCATCCTCAAAATACCCTCGCTTTAACATGATTCGATTTTGTTTTATTTTTTCTTTCAGCAAATGTTTTGGGACTTTACTCCGTTCAGTCATACGGATTTCTAGAGTAGTCATAAAAGGTGTATCGCCACCCAAGTTCATTAGGTATGTTCGGAACTCTGAAAAACTCATATTCGCTAATTCTTTGCGTAATCTAATACCGTAATACGATAAAAAAGAAGACTCGATTAAATCAAAGTCTTCAATTATTCCGTAATACTGTTTTCCTGTGGCTTCCCCTCATCGCTTCCCTCATTCATATCACTTTCAAATAATTTAGCTATAATGTATTCAATAAGTCCCTCGTAAACTTTCGTTGGCAATGTTTTAGAATTAATTTCTTCTCTGTCTTCTTTGCTAAAAAAAATAGCAAAAATATCATCATTCGTTGCTACAATACCATCTGTGATAGTCATTAACAGTTCATGCATGTTTTCACTATCTGGCGTTGTATGCTCTCCGTCGCTTTCGTCGCCTTTCAGTTTAGGCGCAAGCACTTGACCTAAAATTTTAGGCGCTTCATCTAAAAGCGCACTGTACTTAATGTGTGCTTGTGCTGAAATGTCCGCATAATATACTTTTTCGTTAATTTCCAATGGAAGTTTTACTTCGTTCTCGTTAAAATTAAATGATTTCATTTTTGTCCTCCAAATTAGTAAAAGCCCTCACTCAGAGGGCTTCGTATTTTGTTTATTAGGCAGATGTTACAGAAACAGAAACGTCATTTTTAACCGATGGTTTCACTTTGGACGCAACTGTGATTTTAATTGCAGTTACTGTTGTAGCAACTCCTGTTAAAGTTCCATCGCTAGCTACTGTTGCTTTTGTTTCATCAGATGAAGTGAATGTTACATCTTGTGGAGCTCCTGATGGCAGTACTCCTGCTGTAATTTTAACAGTTTCTCCAACTTTTACAGTTTTAGAGGCGCTATCTACCGTTACGCTTGTTGGCTCAATGGTAGGCGCTGGCGTAAAAACCGGCGTACCATTTGAATTCTGTGTGGCAGAAAATGAACCAATATCGTTCGCACCACCACCACCGAAATCATTAATCCCGATTGGTCCAGTGATTTCATACTTAGAGCCTGCTGGGAATTTAACCACAATTGTTTTTTCAGCTTCAGACCCAACTTTATCCCAAGTTTCACGTAATTCATTTTGTCCTGGATCTGATTCATTGTATTTCCCATCCAAACCTAACTCCATAGCAGCACCTGTTTTTACCGCACGTTCAAATACCTCACCAATTGTTGTATATTGTTCCACATTTGAGTTCAGTGAAATGTCTAAAGTTTCTAAGTCTTTAATCGAAACACCATCTCCGCTTTCCCCTGAATCTTTAACCGAAATTTCTAATTGTTTAACTGCATAAGTTGCCATTAACTTACATCTCCTTTTCAAATAATATTGTTAGTTGATAAATCAAACGACCATCATCGTCATAATCGACTTGTCCGCCGCTTGCTACATCTGTTGCTACTACCTTCTGATTTTGGATATTCAGCTCAGAAGGGTTTGTTAAAAGAAAGTAGTTACGTAATAAATCGTATGTTCGTTTGCATTGAATTGTGTTTTTGTCATAAATTAAAAAGCCGATGCTCTCACGAACACGACTTTGCGTTTGTACTTGCTTGTTTTGAAATGTCGGTGCTTCATTAATTACTACCATTGAATCAAGCCCCGTTTGTTTAATGAATCCAAGTGTTTTTATAGCTGGGAATGTTTTTTTGAAATGTGCTACCAAATCTTCAATCATAAACGCATCCCGCCCTCTACAATTTGGTTAATACTCTGAATTCCATAACTTACAGCCATTTCGTACCAACGTGGATTCCGACGATTTTCATAATATTGTCTGCGGGCATAAGGAGTTAAACTAAACACTCTAGCTACAATTGAATTTTTTTGGATGATAATTTTAAAATACGAACTTCGTCGTAAGTCTCCATACAAAATTGGAGTAACAGGCTGTGCTAATTCAACCAATTCTCGCCCAGCCTTTGCAGCCGTTGACAAAGCTTTATTATGAATATCATCTATGACTGCATCTTTAAAACTACTAAAGCCCATGCTCTGTCACCTCCCCTACTACAATTTCAAAATGGTGAATACTTCCATCAGGATTTGGCGGGAAAGATACGCTCTGGACCTCACCTTTAATTAAACAATAGTCAGGAATTACAAAAGATACATTGTCTCCTTCACTCACAACAAAATTTAATTTGTTACAAAATAAGTTAACAATATATCTTATGTTTAACCCTTCCTGTGTTTTATTTACGAGCTTTTCAAACTCATAGCGAAACATTGATTTATTAGTCGCATCTGGTAAAAGGTTTCCAAGGTCATCACGCCCGCTATTACTAGTTATAGTAACTTCTGTATTTAGGATAGCTTCTGGAATGGGTGGTAATTGAAAGCTCATTAACAATCACCTACTCCCGCGTAAAGCCAGCCACTAGATAAAAGCAAATCCAACACTTTGTCTGGAACGTCAGGTATAAAGTTGTTCGAATTTTGTGATTGACCACCCATAGTTAATTTACCTAGTGTAAAGTTACCAATGCCAATAAACTCACCATATTTCTTGATGTGTTCACACTGCCACGCAACAGCTTGCTTAATATCATCATCTACATTGTCAAGGTCTACGATATTAGGCATAATTTGCTTGTCAATTGCTACAGAAGCGGCTTTTATTAAATTATCCGCTTCTGTTAGTTCGATACTTAAATTTGTTAGACTAGCTAACTCACTTGGCGTAATATACGTTTTCATTTACTCACCCTCTTTGTTTTTGGGCTCCTTTTTACTCTTAGATGGTTCTTTTTCTGGTTCTTTATACTCGAACTCTTCAAAACCATCGTTTTTTAACTGCTTAATTAATACTTCATTGTCGGTATTGTATACTGCATTATCTTTTCTTAATTTCATAAAGAACTCCTCCTTAAGCTATTGTAGAGGCAATTACCCCGTCTTTTTGTTGTTCTTTTACAAAAATATCATGATAAACACGATATTGATATAACCATCCGTCACCTTGTCCAACGGAACCTGGCGCATGAAGGTAAATAGAAGCATGTTTAGTACCGCCAATAACAGAACCTTTATTAATTAGTAAATAATTAAGCTTCTTAGCGCCAGGCGCTGGTGTATAACCATCCGTAAAATCAAAAGTATCATAGAAACGATCTTCTGCTTCAACTTCAACAAGTTTAACTCCATCAATTCCTGTAATGCGCGTTTCTAAGCTAGAAGGCCCAATATTTTGATTAGAGATTGTTCTAGTAAAGTCTTTACTTAGCTCTAATGCAGCCATAACGTCTGGTGACACATACATAACAAGATTTTGTGTACCGTATTTTTTAACTTTTCGAATAGCTGCTTTAAGTGTACGAAAAACATTTTCTTCTGTGATTGCTTCGTCAGCAGAATGACCATTATTTTTAGCCGCTGTCGCTAACTTAGAAAAACGATAAGCGTCGACTTCTGGCGCAGCGTGCGCTGAATTAAATTCTTTTGTTACATTAGCAGCTGTTAATGCTTGCCCTGTTTCATCTACATCCATAACATCTACAAAAAACTCTACATCTCTATCAAACGTAATAGTATATGGAGTATTCGTATTTGATGCCGAACCTTCGTTATATCCTTTGTTTCTAGTGTGCGGTTTTAGTCCAGTTGTTGAAATCGTTTGTATTTTAAACGTTTTTGCATCTAACCATAAAAGGTTAGGTGTTTCTAATTCATTTGTGTAAGTGCCAAAGACTAACTTCTGGTCGAGCTCCTTACCGTACTTGTCTACATAGTTAATAGCCATTTTGCTATCTCTCCTTTTCTAATTATGAATTTAATGCTTGAATGAATGGGTCTGTAGCACTTGGCTCACTTGCATTGCCTAGTCCTGCTCCGATTGGTGGAGGCGTGTCACCATCATCAGATTTTGCAATCCATTCCGGATATTGCTCTGCGAATTTCGCTAAGTTGTCGTCATTTCGCTCTTCATCCCCAAAAAGCTTCGTAAACGCTTCGTAACGTTCTTCTTTTACGCCGCTTTCTTTTAACTTACTGTGCCACTCTGCCGTTTGTTCTTTCTGAACATATTCATCCAGCTTTGATAGTGCCTCGTCTTTCTCTTTTTGAAGTTTTTTCAATGCCTTTTCAGATGAATCATGTTCGCCCACTTGATCGTTAAGCTGATTAATTTGGTCGTTTAACTTCGTGATTTCTTCCTCATGCGCGCTTTTGATGGTTTCAATCTCTCCATTAAATTTCTTTTTTTCAGCCGCTAAGCGATTCTTTACAATTTCATCCAGTTCTGCTTGGTTAAAATTCTTATCGTCCCCACCTTCAGCAAAATGTTGAATGTCAAACTTACGCTGTAAATAATTCTTCATATTTCCTCCTTTTTAAGCTCTGAGTGAGCCATCCCTGTCTATTAGTTGCCGGCAGGTAGGCAAGGTTTTTATATCAAGCCAAACAAAAAAAGCGTTCATTTAGACGCTTTTATAATTTCTTTATCCAATTCTCTTTCTAGGAACGGATTAGTATTTAAATGTTCTTGCAAAGCTTCCTCCCATTGTTTTACTTTTCCAGCTGTATATTGTTTAGAGGGACCTTCTGCAAGTATATCTTTTGTTTTCCAATCACGAATGCCGCGCTCGTAGTACCGTTGCTTACTTTGAGCCTCATATTCTTCTTCATCATATGGGATAGGCTCGTCTGTTTCGTCACCTTCGAAATACGAATATAAAAAATGGTGGCAATTTGGATGAAACAAGCCATCGTTTTCCGCTTCTTGTAATGTTTTATATTCATTGCTTTCGTAGTTAACTGATAGCACTTCTCCTTGCCAAGGAGCACAACGCGGACAACTTCTCACGTGAGCTGACACTTGAACTAATTCGTGCTCATATCTTCCAAGAACGCGTTTCATGGCATTTAAACCAACATTAAAAAAAGCACCTCTTGAAGCCATTTCCATGTAAGCTCCTGGTCGGTACTTTCTTCCAGACTGATCTATAACATTTCTTATCCCATCACCTAAAACATTAATAAGTGATGTTGCGATAGCATATTTTAAAACTCCATTGCTATCTTTTGTTTCCTTAACCACTTGTTTGTATTTGGAGGGCGCGATTTTTTGCCAATAATTAGCCATATCTTCCGAAATTTGGATAAGCGCATCACTTTCAGATAAATAGTCGTCATTTTGTATATCAACCTCTTTCTTAGTTTGATATCTGGCTTCCATTTCGTCCTCGTATTCATTCACGCAATCGAGATAAACACTATAAGTTAGTTTATCTATTTTATCCCTAGTTCCATCTTTAAAACGGCTAATATGTGCTTTCAGTTCCCTTTTGAACTTTATTAAACGTGACTGCTGAATGAATTTCCATTTTGTTGGGTTTTTAGCACCATACATAACGTGTTTTTTTATCAACAGAAGTAACTCTATTTCAGCATTATTAAAGTGATTTCGTAAGATAGATGCTTCTTTTTCGAAATCCACTGGTGCATGGTGATGGCTCATCTAATCACCCGCCTTTCGTTTCCATTCCCCCAATTGCTTCCGGGTCAGGAACCTCTCCGATTGCGTTTTCTAAATAGATGCGTTTTACTTCCGCTTGAATTTCTTCATCTTCCCACTTAGGGTGAATTAGTTTCACCTTTTCTTCTACACTCATAGCTAATGCACTGTTCATATTATTTAATGTGCTAGATAATTCATTCAGATTAACAGACATTGGATCTGGAAACTCAATTATTACCCTGATTTCATCACGCATTATTGCTTTTTCTTTATTGTTTGTTCCGCCAGTTAACAAATATAGGAAGTCCCAAAGCATCTGTTCGTAAACATTTTGAATAAGGCGTTTTTTCTTCTCAATTTTACGCACTGTCGCGTCTTGTAAACTCCAAATTTCGGTCGCCTTAACTTCTCTATTACCTAGATTAAAAGTAGCGGGATTATAACCAGATTTCGAAACAGCTTTCTGAGCAAAATATTCCATCGTTTCGCGATAACTACCGTCTCGGAAGTCTCCTTGCATGAATTGAATCATGTCGTTTAATTTCGCACCAGCATCTAATGTTCCTTTGAATTGCATAAAGTAATCTTCATCTACATTCATGGACCATTCTTCTTTATCTGTGTTCTTATTAACTTTTTTTCTAAACATTCGTTCACTAGCCGCTATTTTTGTTTTTGTTTTCTCTCCTTCACGCATATAAACAGTGAAAAAGTAATCTACTGCAAATAAATAATTAGTACATTGCGATAAGTCCGATTCCCCAAGATTAAGATGCGGGTATCTTGTGTTGCTTGGACTATTATTTATTAGATATGCGCCCATGCTTTTTAAACCAATTGATACAGAATGATTCAATTGAATATTATTCGTATCTAGATAGCTTGTAATCATTTCCGGGAGCCTCTCAGCATTGATAGGAACAGCTTTATCATTATCTATTTTAATGACAGAATATGTTACAAATCCGCCAGATAATGTATTACTTTCTTTGTCTTCCCATTGTTTTATTTCTCGACTTTCAACTAAATAATATATATCCGCTTTATTACTCGTCGGTATTTCCTCAAAAAAATTAAACCGAAATGGCTCATTGTTTTTAAAATCTATCCAAAATTGGCTAGAGCTATGAACGCTAATAGATGGTCGCCCATTTAAAATGTTGATCTTTACAGCGGATACTCCGCTCCCTCCTGCTAATTCAACAATTTTCACGCTCTTACTATCAAAATTATCAATCCGTAATGCTTCTTTCAGTTGCTTTGTTAAGTTTTCATCCTTACTGCCATCAACCCCTGTTACATCAATACTTAAAGGCTTTCCAGATATATACTCAGCAGCTACAACAACTATCTCGTTGCCTGTCCCAGAATTCATTAACTTATCATGCACGGTAGGCACATAACCTTGAGCCCATAATGATGTTAAATAAGAGTCCTTGCTCCACTCCTTTTGATTATTTGGAATGAGCGGCAGATATTTTGGTATTAACTCCGGTTCGCTGCCATTAGGTTTTCCATTTAGCCAACCTTTAATAAAACGTGTCATTACACTCCAAACACCCATTTAATCACTCCTTTCTATATATCTTCATAATTCCTATAAAAGTAGTTTGTAGCATATCTGCTCGTGTCCATCGCATGGTTATTCTTATCAACTGGCTTTCCACTGTTCTCGTCGCGTACATACATACCAATTTCTTGTAGCCAACTGTAATGGTCATATTGATCGTTAAGTTGTTCAACAAGCAAATAACGCCTTTCGCTTAATAGCGACTGCATCCGCTCAATTCCAACCTCTATACCTTGCGCTTTACCTGTCACATCATGAGCATTGTTGTCTGCTCCTGCTGTATCAACACCAACCTTTTCCAGTTCTTCACGTAGCCAGCGACAGGCAGGGTCAATAAAAACAGGCTCATTTACTGGTACTTCATACTCTTTCATACACCATTGAATAAATTGTTTTATCTCAATGGCATAAGTAGAGCCGGCTTTCACTTGCCCTGTGTCACGCCCGCTGTGATAGTAGGTGGCAACTTGATTGAGGTTGTAAGTGTATCCGCCTTCCGCTTCGTGTTCTGTGATTACATAGCATTCGCAAACAGTCGCATCTTGTTGACCTCCATCACCAAAAAAGACCATTTCGATTGGATGGCCTTGCATTTTTTTAATTTGATTCGCTTCAACGTCAAACGTTTCATAAATGATGCCTGCTGGTAAAACTCTTTTCCCATACCAATCACGTTGCAACAAATATGCTGAATGTTTGACCTCGTTATATATTTCTTGCTTGCGTTCGTCTGAAAGAGCCGGATTGTCTTTAGCGGTCCAATGCCTCCATTTATAACGACCAGACTTCTCATACTGCGAAAAGATTTCTAAAACTGGATGATTGGGTGCTGGTGGATTTAATTCTGCTAAATGAAATCTATTCTTTGCCGCAAAGGTTCGCCGAAAGCACTCTTCGATGAAATCTTTATGGAGTAAATTAATTTCTAAAAATGTAACGGTTCCCAGTGACATACCAGTAATAGCACCAACACTATTGATCTTCCCGCCGCCTTTATAGTAAATTTTCTTTGGACCATTCGGAGAATGTATAAGAAGATGATCGCCATGCTCATCATGTTTCATTTCTGCAAGATTACCAAATATGTGCATCAATCCAAAGCCGTCACCGTCCATAAACAGTCGAAAAGCTTGCTCTTGATTGTATGCAGTGACTAAATGGTTCTGGTCTTCTGAAATAGAGTATATATAAGCCATTTTAAAGATGTCTGCTGTAGTTTTTCCAGATCGAGGGGTACCCTCGTTGACTTCAAGAGTTACATTTTGAAAAGGGAATGTAATTGTTTCCTGCTGTTTTGGCGTAAATACCAACTCTTCAACTTTACTCAAGGCCTCCATCTCCTCCCTTAGCAACATCTAATAATTTATTAAGCAATGTTGTGTCTTTTTCAACGCCCTTAATAAGAGCCGTACGCGCCTGTATGTTCTCTGTAGAAGCTACAATCTGATCAAGCTTAGCTTTACGCTCGTCTTGTTCGTCTGCAATAGTTACAAACTGTTTAATTAAGCCGCTAAGCGTTGTCATTGCCCTACTTTGTGCATTTAAAAAATTCGCCTGTTTATCCCAAGCGAATTGATACTCATATTTATCAGAACCACTATCTCCGAACCCCGCTTGTGTCTGGACTCTCGTTTCATCCTCAGCGTTTTCCACCCACATAATTTTCTGTGCTCGAATAATAGCAGCGTATTGTATTTGTATCTGATTCCAAATAAGATCGGGTGCGCTCATTTCTTTCATGCTATTCATGATTTCAAGCGTTTCATCTGGCATGTACTTAGAATATAAGCCGTGTTTTAGCGCATTCTGGTTATTCTTAGGAGCTGCGCCACCTTTGTTGCCAACTGCATGTTTATTGCCGTTAGATGCCCCTCCTCGTTCTTTTGTGTGCACACCTTTTAATTCGGGTGCACCCCTATCACGATACCAGCCATATCTTTTTTTCCATGACTTGACTGTGTTCAAAGATACATCGTATTTTTTAGCAATATCTTTGTATTTCATTCCTGCATTATAATCTTGTTCAGCTAACTTATACTTTTCCATGCTGCATCAACCCCACCTCGCTCCCATGTGTTTGTATCGTTAATTAATTATTATCCTTAATTGTGCCTACGATGATGCTTAACGCTTCTAAATAGTCTCTCTTTGCTTGTTCAAAGGTCTTACCATTTAGCATAGCTAGTTGGTTTATTTTCATGTAATGAATCTGTGCTAACACAAAGCTTTGTTCTTGTTCTGAACCTGCTATATTAATTTTGAATTCCGGCTCTTTTCCTTTTACCTCAGTTATCCCCGCTTTTATAATGTCTCTCATGTAATTAACTCCTTCTTCGTTTTTTATTATATACTCGGCAAGGATTTGCACCTTGCATGAACTAATTAATTTGTTTTACAGGAGTTTTAAGCTAAGACATACGTTTCTTAGCCACATTAGTTCTATCCTGTGCTTCGTCTACCTATTCCGCCACGAGTATGCGAGAAGTGGAGCGCAGACTCAACATATGATTTATTTTTGTAATCATCTTCACTTCTCACTAATAACATTTTATCACCTTTTTTTACTCAAAAAGTGCCACAAAAGTGCCATTTTCAGTTTAACACTTCAATATTGAGCGTAGTTGCTAACTCTATGACAGCCTTCCTTTTCTCACGCTTATACTGTCGTTCTTCGTAAGGAATATCAATCATGATGTCTACATCTTGCTGATTGTGCAAGAAACTCTCTAAGATGATTTTGCGGTGGATTGCTTCTAATTGGTTGATGATCACATCATACTTTTTAACGGCTTCTTGTGCAGCGTGTACGTTGTCTACATTGTGTATAGCAGCTTCTTCCACTTTGCTATGGAACTCATTTCCAAAATTCGGCGGTGTGACCGTGTATGTGGTAGTTAGTGTAGGGAATTTACGTTCACCCGCCATTACTCTTAAAGCCTTGTATTTTCTGAAAAAGTCTTTTAATGCTCGAACCGTTTTGATATAGTCGATTTTATCAACTTGTGGTAGATCAAAAAGAGTATTCATATCCATTCCCCCATGTTATAATCAAATTGGGTAGTCGGAGGGAACTTCGGCTTTTTTTATTTGTCTAAAGCGCGTTCAGAAAATCTGGTATACCGCTTAACGTTGGCACTTTATCCGCTTTTTCCTCAATATCCTTTAAAGCAATGGATTTCCTTCCACTTTGCACAGCGCCCTCATACAGTTCTAAAAACGTTTTTATGTCGATCTTATATATTTGGTCTACTGTAACAAAATTAATTAAAACAAAGGCATGTCCGCCCATTTTACGCACGCTTTTGAGATACTCTATTTGATGTTCGTGGATATTTTTGAATGGAAAGCTTTTTGCTTTCGTTTCTTTTGCCTCAAAGGCTATTGCCATGCCAGGATTAAGCACGCCCATAAAATCTACTGTCGATTTTTTATTCGGGAAAGCGCCCGTTATTTGAGCGCCATTCCGAATAATTTTCCAATCAGTCGGCAACTTTTGAATAATAGCCAGTTTCTTAATCTGATAAATATCACATGCGTTTTCTATCAGTCTTTCAAATGTCATGCCTCGGTTAGCATGGCTATTTTGCATATTCGGTCGCTTCGTTGATGACGAACGCGGTATACTTTGCCTCAATTTCTTCGTCCCCCATTTGTTCGATTTCGCTAATTTGGTAGTTTGTAACTTCTGCAATCGCATTAGCCATTTGGCGGATGCTCATTGATCTATTTCTCAACTTTTTAATTGCTTTTATCGCTGGCATTTTCGCTCCCCCTCTCATTTTTTAAAATGGCAAGTCATCCGGGTTAATGTCTATCGGCTTACCCTCATTTGCAAATGAATCCTTATTCTGACTCGAATCAGCTCGATATGGAGTTGTTTTACTATTATTTGAATAATTAGCCCCGTTCTGATTATTATTCGATGTAGAGCCTTCTGCGAGGTTGTGCTTAGGCTCTAAAAATTGAACTGATTCAGCTACGATTTCCGTCACATAAACGCGCTTACCGTCGTTTCCCTCGTAATTACGAGTTTGAACTCGACCATCAACGCCTGTTAAACTTCCTTTTTTCAAGAAATTAGCGACGTTTTCTGCTGGTTTACGCCAAACAACACATTGAATAAAATCAGCTTCTTGTTCTCCTTGCCCGTTTTTAAAAGGTCGATTGACAGCAAGTGTAAAAGTCGCAACTGCTACACCCGCTGGCGTATATCTTAGCTCTGGATCTTTAGTTAAACGTCCTACGAGCACGACACGATTCATCATTCACTTTTCCTCCTTCAAACTATTAAAGTCTGCCGTTCTGAGAATATCCCAGAGTATTTCCATCTCATTTACTCCATAACTAATTCAAACCGACTTTCTAACTCCCAGTTATACTTTTTAGAGCTATCAGGAATTTTTTCCCGTAAGTCAACACGCCGTAAATCGTAACTAATACCTTCCACAAGCGCTTCATAATCATAACTGTATAAATCAATACTCACTCCCATTTATTCCGCCACCTCTTTCTCGATAGACCAACCAGAGTCAATATTATTTACTAACCAGTCGTCATAAGCCTCTGTAATCTCTTTTTCTAATTGTTCAAGTGTTAATATATCGAACTCAATATTCAAGTCCGTTTTCAAAAGAAATGTTTCTGTTTCAAGTGATCCGTGCATACCAGTAGAAACGTAGAATCTTACTTTTTTATCGTTCATTCCGCCACCCAAC